CTTCGTGGACACCAGTGAACGGTGCTATCGGTGACTTGGCCACAGTGTCAATCACCTACCCAATCTCTGGTGCAATCACCAAGACTGGCACCAACGCCTAATACAAATAATTCCAACCCTTACCTGCGGAGGTAGAGAATGAAAATCGCACTCAGTTTGACTAGTGCATTAGACAGCAAGAAACGCACAATCATTGCTGCGTTCCCAGACTTCATTGCGTTTGAAAACAAATACAATCGCAGTGTCGCCAAGTTTGAAGCCGAACTCACATTGACCGATCTCGCATACCTTGGATGGCATGCAGAGAAACGGTTGAGAAAAACTGGGTTAGACTTTGAATCATGGTGCGATGAGATTGAAGCACTCGAAGTGGGAGATAGCGCAGACGCAGTGATCGTCCCTTTGGAGATAAGTCAGCCCACTGGGTAATCGCATATCTGTCCGTAGAGACAGGAATTGCGCCTAGTGTGTTGCTGGCAGAAGAACCACGAATGCTGTTCACAATGTTGGCGTACCTCCGATGGAGAGCCATTCACCTAGGCAAGTAGTATTTGTGCATGGCAGGTCTCAGTCGATCAGGACAATTCCGTGCAAACTATTCTGCTCAGGTAGCTTCGAGAGCCAACGCTCCAACAGAGATAGTTGGTTTGATGGACTTCTTACGAAGTGCAGCCAAGAGAGCTGATTCACCAGAGTTCAATGGTGAGGTTCGTAAAGCGTCAATCAGGATTGCAAACTTGCTCGTTGTCGCAGCAACCTTTGAAGCCGCTAATGCAACGTCATCTACTTCACGCAATCGTCAAGCCTTAGAGGTGATGAAAGGCATGAAGGCAAAAAGTGATCGTATCCCTGTCATCAAATTATCTGAAGGGACTCTGTACAGGTACAGCCGTACCGGTAGGAATAAGGGTCGTAAACAAAAGGTCACTAGGGGTGATGTGTTCTTTGGTGCCGAGTTTGGTGGTGGGACTAGAGGTTCTACAAATAAGACAATGGCAGGTGAATTGAAAAGCAGGTCTACAAAAGCAAGACCAGCAGGAGATGGATACAGGAAAGGTGGTGGCACAACTAACCAATTCTTACGCCATCGAGGACAGAAGGGTTACTTCTTCTGGCCTGCCGTGCGCAAACATAAGCAAGATATTGCTACAGAATATCTAAGTGCCATACAAGGCATTCTAGACAAATTGGCTAATAGTTGACTTTGGCTGTGGGTTCGCTACCCTGTAGTTAGGGAGGCGTTCAATGGTTGTCTATTTTGATTCGGTCAAGTCTGTTCAGCCGAAGCCGTTCGCCACGAATTGGGATGACCTCAAAGAACGCTTGATGCACCATGAGGAGAACGCACACAAGTCTGATGGTGCGTTGTGGTCACCTGTTGAGTATTACCAGGGTAGGACTCGCGGCAACACTGCGGTCAGATTCATTGAAGCGTTGGTCGTTGACATGGACGGCGAATCATTCGCCAACGCCAACCTTGACGGGTTTGAGTATCTTGCCTACTCCACCTATTCACATCGACTAGATGATCCTCACTACCACTTAGTTTTGCCGTTGGCTGAGCGTGTACCGGCAAGTTTGTGGAGAGTCGTGTGGGAAGAATTGCACGAAAGATTGAACCTTGATGGTGACCCTGCGACGAAAGACCCTGCGCGTATCTTCTATTTACCGCAACATTCTCCAGATCAACCTTGGGAGTTTCACGAACAATCAGGGAAGTTCATTGACACAAACTTTGAATATGAACTTGCACCCAACCCAACTCCAGCATCGCCACGTCAATCAGCGCAACCTCGACGTAAGCGCACTGTGCAAGTTGAGATGGATGATGCTTGGTGGGATGCAGCAGCACCAATGCCACAGTATGACGGTCTTGAAGGTAAAGCATTGTGGCAGGCAATGGCTAAAGATTTCCGTGTGTTGCATTCGGCATACCTAGAATCGTTGCGCTCGGCTTGTGAGGATGTCATCTAGAATTGTCGTATGGCTGGTGAACGCACATTTATAGTTCGATTCCTTGCCGATACAGCCAATGCTGTCAAAGGCATCAAAGGTGTCACCGGCGAACTTGGTGGGTTGAACAAATCAACTGGTGGAATCTTTGAATCTTTCAATGCGATCAGTCTTGCTGCGACAGCTGCGTTCGCAGGGTTGGGGGCTATGGCAACGAAGGCTGTTTCGGCAGCCATTGAAGATGCCAAAGAACAAGAGTTGCTTGCTCAAACTTTGCAGAAGGTCACTGGTGCAACAGATGATGTGATTCAAAAAAATGAAGACATGATCGCAGGGTTCGCCAGAACCACAACATTCAGCGATTCAATGTTGCGTCCAGCATTAGCAGCGTTGGTTCAGGGTTCTGGAAGTTTGGCTACAGCGCAAAGGGATATAACTCTTGCGATGGATATTGCTACGGCAACTCAAACCCCGTTGATTGATGTCGCCTCAGCCTTGGCCAAGGGATACAACGATCAGTTCAAAGCATTGAAAGCATTGTCGCCTTCATTGAACGACAACATCAAAGCAGGTCAAAGTCTTGATCAGGTGTTTGCTGAGTTGAATGACAGGTTCGGTGGGGCTGCTGCTGCTGCTGCTGGTACCACTGCCGGTCAGATGGCGATCTTGAAGAATCAGATGGGTGAATTGTCTGAATCGATTGGTACTGCATTAGTTCCTATTCTTGAAGCCTTGTTGCCATTATTCCAAGCCGTTGCAGATTTTGCTATGCAACATAACAAATTGTTCACGTTTCTTGTTATCACTATTGGTGGTTTGGCTAGTGCTTATTTGCTCTACAATTTGGCTCTCAAGGCTGAACCAATTTATTTGGCAGCCGTCACTGCTGCTCAATACTTGTTGAATATCGCAATGGATGCAAACCCGATTGGGTTGTTCATTGTTGCTGTTGGTGCATTGAGTGTGGCATTTCTTTATCTGACCGACAATATGCAACCACTTATCAACGCATGGAATCATCTCGCTAATGGAATGGGGCGTTTGTTGAACCTTATCCCTGGCGTGAATATCACTCTGATTGATACAAGTGGATCAGTTGACAAAGTGAACACAGCCTTATATCCAATGCCTTCTACCTTGGAACAAACTGCTCAGGGTTGGCTTGATGTTGCCGGTGCTTGTGTTCAGTTTATGAAAGTAAGTCCAGAGAAAATTATCTTTGATCAGGGTTATCGTTTGAACAAGATGGCTGAAGAATTGTATGGTGCGACGATTAGTTACGGTGGTTTTACTCATGCTTCTGGTGGTGCAAAGAAAGCTGTGAAGGATGCGACAGAGAAGTTGAAGGAATACACCGATGCGTTGAAGTCAAGCAACTCTGCACAGAAGTCATTTACTCAATCACAGAAGGCTTCAATGAAGGCTGGGGAATCGTTGACGGCTGCGAACCAGGGTGTGGCTGATGCGCAGGCTGCGTTGGATCAGGCTGTGGCTGGGTATGGTGCTAATTCACCGCAGGCTAAGAAGGCTGCGAAGGATTTGGAATCTGCTCAACGCGGGTTGGAACGCGCTGGGTACAACGTCGAGGGTTCGTTGTTTGCGATCAAGGATGCTGAGGAGGCGTTGAAGAAGGTTCGTGCTGATCCTGAGTCAACACCCCAAGCGATTCGTGAGGCTGAGATTGCGTTGGCTGAGGCGAAGTTGTCAAGTGCTGATGCGATTGATGCGCAGACTGAGGCGACGAATAGTTTGAAGACTGCAACTAATTTGTTGAATGATGCTGTGAATGGTGCGTCAGCTAGTTCAGATATATTCAAAACTCTGTCGGAGGCGTTGACTACAGCAAAGGAGAAGCAGGCTGATGCGAGTGATGCTGTGGCTGAGGCGATTGATCGCGAGACTGCTGCATTGGACAACTACCGTGAAGCGATTGCGAAGGTAGGTGAAACTCAGATCAAGTATCCAAAGGTGACGGCTGCGAATCCGATGGCTGGTTTTGCTAATTCCATTCCGTCAACGGTGACTGGTAACTCGACTGGGTTCAACTCCAGTGGTGGTGGTGGGTTCACTCAGAATGTGACTGTGACTGCTGGGATTGTTTCAACACCGGATCAGGTTGCTCAGGAGTTGGCGAACTTGTCTGATCGTTATCGCAGGCTCAACGGTGGCACAGGGTTCTTCTAATGGCTAAGGCTGCGAAGTGGGGTTCAACATACAAGGTGCTGCTCGATGTCGGCTTCTTGGCTGATGCGTTCACATTGGATTCAAGCAAACTTGACAGCACTGATGTGTTGGATGGTTCAACAAACTTTGTGGACATTACCGAGTATGTGACGAACATCAATATCAATCGTGGCCGTGCCACCCAACTTGATTCGTTCCCTTCATCGTCTTGCACCATCCAAGCCGATGACCGTGCAGCTGCACGATACTTTGATCCACTGAACACAGCATCAGAATGGTATTCGGGTGGCACTGTTGGTATCGCACCACGACGCAAGTTCCAGGTCTATGGCGGTACAGCCGGAACCACAGCAATGTTCACAGGCTTTGTGTACGACTTGAACATGGACTATGCCGAACCAAACCTGTCCACTGCAACAATCGTTGCCACCGATGCGCTCGGACAACTCGGTCAAACCGTGCTGACTGCATTCAACCCATCATCACAACTCACCTCTGCGCGTGTGTCTGCAATCTTGGATCGTCCTGAAGTTTCGTTCTCGACTGCGACTAGAAGTATTGAGACTGGGGTTGCGACGTGTGGAACGGTTGCGTATGACGATGCGACGAATGTGTTGCAGGCGTTGCAGGATGTGGCGACGGCTGAGGGTGGGCGTTTGTTTGTTGATCGTTCTGGGAATCTCAATTTTGATGCTCGGATTGCGACTTCGTTTGGGACGGCTGTGGCTTCGTTTGGTGGTACGGCTGGTGTTCCTATTCTGTCGTTGTCGAATGTGTATGGGGCTGAGACGGTGTTGAATCGTGTGGCTGTGCAGATTGATGGTGGTACAGCTTCGAGTGTTGCGTCTGGTACTGCGTCGCAAACACAGTATGGGATCAAGGCGTTGTCGTTGACTGGAGTTCCGTTGGCCACTGATGCTGCTGGGTCAGCGTTGGCTGCATCGTTGTTGTCTAGGTTTCAAGACCCTGTGGTTCGGTTCTCGGAGATGGATGTGTTGTTGAATGCGTTGACTACAGCACAACAAGCACAGATGGCAGGGCTAGAGATTGGTGACATTCTCTCGGTGACTAAGACATTCTCAACTGGTACACCGGCAACGGTGACACAGAACGTGGTCGTCGAATCCATCCGGCACACAGTCAACCCATCAACACATCGCGTCACCATTGGAATGGGTCAAGTCCAACTTCTGTTGCCATTCGTATTGGACACATCACCCTTGGATTCAACCCTCTACGGTTTGACCTAGAATGGGAACACTATGGCAGGCTTAGGACGCAAAACATTCTCACCAGCAGAAGTGTTGACCAGTGCAAATGTTCAAGGATATTTGATGGATCAAATGGTCATGGTCTTCTCTGGTACAGCAACACGCAACACAGCGATACCAAGCCCATCAGCAGGAATGGTTTCATACTCAACTGCATACGGTTTAGTTGTTTACAACGGCACCTCTTGGGTGACGGTATAGAATAGGGGCATCATGGCTGGATCAGGACGCAAAACATTCTCACCTGGAGACGTACTCACATCGAGTGATGTCCAGAACTACCTGATGGATCAATCCGTCATGGTGTTCGCAGGCACAGCTGCACGGGCTTCAGCGATACCATCACCATCAGCAGGCATGGTTGCATACTCAACAGCAACACAGTTGCAGGTGTACAACGGCACAGCATGGGTTGATGCGTCAACTGGTTATGGTTCTGCTTCAGGTGGCGCAAGTTCAACAGCCATCACTGTTGCTGGCACTGCGTACACGCTGCTCACTTTTACGGCATCGGCTTTACTGACTGTCGGCAAATCAGGTTTGTTTGATGTCTTAATGTTTTCAGGTGGTGGCGGTGGCGGTCGAGGCGATGGTGTTGCAGGCGGTTCGGGTGGCGCAGGTGGTGTTTCACAACAAACAATATATTTGGCAGCAAACACAACAATCCAAGTTGGCAGCGGCGGTGCAGGTGGTACCACAATTCCTAGCGCTGGTTCATCATCGAGTATTGACAATACCTCACGCGCGTTGAGCGTTGCAGGCGGCGGCGCAGGCGGTCACTATGACGGCATTGGTTACAACCCACCAACTATGGGTGGTTCGGGTGGTGGTGCTAGCGGTTATTACGCAACTGGCGCGGCTTCAATGGCTAATACTATTTCTGGTTATGCAGGTGGCAATTCTACAACTGGCACAAATGCTGGCGGTGGCGGCGGTGCAACAGCGGTTGGTTCTAACGGTGCAACAACTACTGGTGGCGCGGGTGGTGCTGGTTACGATGTCAGCGCGTTTATTAGCGGTAGCGCATTGTTTAAGGCTGGTGGCGGCGGCGGCGGTGGCAGCGTAACTGGTGGTGCTGGCGGTTCATCGGTTGGCGGTGCTGGCGGTGCTGGCGCTGGCAACGGCACTGCAGCAGCAGCAAACACTGCCTCAGGCGGTGGTGGAGGCGGTACTGGTGCAAGCACTAGCGGTGGCGCTGGTGGCTCGGGCATCGTTTACATAAGGTTTAAGGTTTAAACATGGCAAACTTTGCACAAGTATCAAACACCATTGTTGAGCAAGTAATAGTTATTGCTAACGATGACTGCGACAACTTACCTTTCCCAGACAGCGAGCCAGTAGGCCAAGCGTTTATTGCGTCACTTGGCTACACAGGCGAATGGTTGCAAACAAGTTACAACGGCAATTTTAGAGGCTGCTACGCAGGTATCGGTTACACATGGAACGGCACAGACTTTGCCCCACCAGTAGTTGAGCCTGAGTGATGTGTTTCGTTCGCGTTGGCTGATTGTTGCTCCTGCGCTTCTAGCCTCGATCTTTAGTTTCATTCCGTCAGCGTCAGCTGATCCGGCACCAGGGTTGTTCACGTCGTATTACACGATTGATGAGATACCTCCTGTCATGTCTGATAGTGAGTATCCATTGTGTGGTTCTGAGGTTGAGAACAACATCAACCGTTCGTATGACGGTGAGCCGTATCTTGATTGCACAGGCGATCTGTTCATGGTTCACATGACTGGGTTCATCACGATCCCTGAGCATGACACGATTGAGTTTTGGTTGGCTTCTGATGATGGTGGCCGTATCAGTATTGGTGGCAATGAGTGGGGCAACTGGGGCGATCAGGGTTGCTCTGCCTATGAGTCTGGGCAGATAGACATTAGTGCAGGCGATGCCAACCTCAATCTGTTCATGTACGAGAACGGCGGCTCGACCTGTCTGATGCTCGCATGGAACATTGATGTCACAGGTTGGGCAATCGTTCCGGATGAAGCGTTCACAACGAACGGTGAATCAACCACAACTACGACCAGCACTACCACCACTACGACTACTACGACTACGACAACTATTCCTCAGACAACTACAACCAGTACGACTACTACTACAAGTTCTACGACTACAACTACGACTTCTTCTTCGACCACAACTTCCACAACAAGTACAACATCCACACAACCCACACCACCTGAAACGGTGCCTCCACCACCCACAACATTGCCAGAGCCACCAGAGATAATCCCTGAGCCACCATCCACATTGCCGTTCGTATTACAACCACTGTTCCCCCCTGTCCCTGACACGATGCCAGAACC